TTGGACACTTCTCTTCAGTCTCGTAGAATTTTGAGGTCTTTTTGTGCTTATTGAGGACGTTTTCAACCTGGGCTTCTAGTTGCGTGATTTTCTTGAGTGCGACAGCAACCTTGGCTTTGTCGAGAATCTTCCCGTTTAGGGCAACAATCCCGGTGCTATGGCTATCAATCTCTCTGAGAAGGCGGTTGATTTCAGTCTGATTCTGAGTAACTTCATGCTCATGTTCTTTGATCCTCACATCGGCATCCTGCATAGCTTCCGCAATGTACCTTTCTTGCATGACAATCTTCTCGGCGGAACTATCGATCAAGAGTTTGTTGGCATTGCGATCAAGGACCAACGTAGATTGCTTTGCTTTCACGAGCTTATTCATACGGGAGAAAATCTGGATATCCAGCAAGTCTTCAATGACTTCACGGCGATCACTAGCTTTCAATTGCATGAAAGGAGTGAAGCTCGCAGAGCCTAGAATGACGATCTGAGTAAAGGATTTGAAATTCAGCTTGAGAATGAACTTTTCCAATTGGTCCTGATAATCACCGGACGCCGTTTGGTCCAACAACGATCCGTCGCGGTATATTTCAAACACATCAGGCTTAATGCCCCGCACGATCTTATATTCATGATGATCGGCGACGAATTCTACTTCGACCGAGGTGTCCTTCATATTGATCGAATTCATGAGGGACCCCTTGTTGATGTCCCTGAAGGGCTTGCCATAGAGACAAAAACACAGGGCGTCAAGCATGGTTGACTTGCCTGATCCATTTTCCCCGACCACGAGGTTGTTTTGAAACCTGTCGAGTCGAATTTCAGACCAATAGTTTCCGGTCGATAATAGATTTTTCCAACGGAGTGTTTTGAAATTCAGCATCTATTGCATCGCCGTTTCTGAGTTGACTGCTTCGACATAGAGTTCCTGTAAGCGTCCTTTGAGGATTTCGGGGTCAACACCGCCCGGCATCGTCATGCCATCCACACATTTTCGAATAATCGTGACCGTATCCTCGGCTTGATCGACACCGATACCCTGGGCAGCATCGAGGGCAGACTCCGTGTAATCTTCTACCACGGTCACGTCCAGTGGCACCGACTTGTAGAGGGAATCCATCACCGTGTCAAAGAGATAAGGATTTTGTTTGCGAGTCACCACAACCTTAACAAAGGCATTGGAATAGGTTTGGAAGTCGTGGCGTTTCCAGAATTCAAAGTTCTGTGTTGAATCGTCATATAGGATCTTGTGGAACAGACGATAGGGGTTCTGGATAAAGGTCAACTCACGAGTTTCAGTATCAAGGATATGGAACCCACGAGGGTCCTGATAGTCGGCCCATGTAATCTCATATTGGTTGCCCAGGTAGGAAATAACTCCATCAGTCGAGCGATGGTGGAAGTGTCCTGTGAGGACCATATCAAATCGTTCGAAGGTCGCTTTATTCATTCCGCTGAGGCAGACGTTGCCTTGGTCCATTTCGAAACCTGTGATTTCTAAGTGTCCTAGGATCACTGGGGCTTTGGTCGTTCTGAGGTATTCCATGGCCGTTTCGTAGTTGCCTGAGTTGATCCACGGCACTAAGGCTACTAGCAGACTACCGTACTGCATGTCCTGTGGTTCGCTAAAGATCCTCACATTGGGATACTTTCCGATCAATTCACTCAAGGCATTTACATCATTGGTATTGCGGTAATAGCAATCGTGGTTGCCTGTGAGCAAGTCGATAGGGATATTGAATTCGTTGTTTAGGCGATCAAAGAACCCAGTCTGCCATTTGTTCCAAATAGCAAAATTGATGAACTTGCGCCGATCCACTACATCGCCCAGATGGACCACACGGTCCACCTTATGTTTCGTGAGGGCAGGGAAGAAAATGTTATCCCAAAACCTGAAGAAGAAATCATTCACCTGGACATTATCACCGCGGGCCCCCGCATGAGTATCATTGATTAAGGCTAGTCGCACTATTTGTCTCCCACAAACTTGAGGGTACCGTACACGGAACTGGCCGACACTTTCACCTTTTTGCGCCGTTTGGCTTTGCGCCCTTGCTCAAAGGTCTGGATAAAATCAGAGATATTTTCATAGACTTGGAAGGATCGGCCTCTATCCTGTCCAATACCTTCGAGGTCGTGCATGGCAGATTGTTGCAAAAGCCCCAACTGTTCTGTCGCTTTGTATTTGACATAGAGTTGCTTCTTTTCCTTGCTGATTCGCCGTAGGAATGCCCAATAAATGATTTGTGTGAAGTATGCGAAAGGGTTGGTGGATATCTTTGGATCAAAGTTGTGGACATACTGAATACAATTCTCCACAGCATCGGAAATCATGTCTTCTCTGAAGGTATAGGACATGAAATTTGGCTTACGAGACAAGTGTTCGGCGATCTTTAGAAAGCACATGCCGATATAATGACTCAGTTCTGGCGCGGGTTGTTTGGCTTTTTTGGCAGCTTTCACAGCGGCCCGATGGTCGATGAGTGCCGCCAACAAATCCTTATTACTGACGTAATGTGCTGTGGCCATCCTGCTCCTTAGTGGGTGACTGCGGTATTACCCCAGTTGGTGTCTTCTTCAAAGAGCGATACCAACAGTTCATGGTTATGTGTTTCGGAAGATGTTGAATAGACTGTTTTGCGTTTTACCGCATCCTTATATCTATCTGTGTAAGTTTTCTCAATTTCCATCAGGGCTTCATTAAATTCCTTGCCGAACTGCTTTAATTTGTCCTGTTCAGTGAGTGCCCAGGACTTGTAGAAATTTATAAGTTCTTGCGTTGGATTCAAAAATCCCACAAATCGAGACCGAGCAACCCGAATGGTTGGACTTGCTAATAGTTCGTTGGGTATCCAGGGTGCCAACAGAAACCCCAATACTCCATGTTGCCGATCATGCACCACAGCAGCCGGCGTATGGAAGAGGCACATTTCCTGGGAGGGTGTTCCTTGAATTCCAAACGCGCCTTCAGTAATGATAAGCTCACCCCGGTCCAACATCACCATCATGATTTGAGTGTCGGGCATATACAATTCTTGGTTGTCTAATGTGTTCATTTGAGAGCAATCAGGTATTGTTTGAAGGGGAATTTCTCAGCGTTGTATATTGTAGCACGATAAATGAAGTGTGTCAAGAGGAAATTTTCATGTTTACCGATCCGTAGGTCATCCACGATATCAAAGAGAGTAACATGAGTTTTACCTTCAGCTTTTCGCAATCCACGGCCGATAGATTGGAGATTTCTAATGCGGGATTTGGATGGTGCCGCAAAAATGACATTATGAAGGTTCTTAATGTTGATCCCGGTACTAAATGTGCCATAGGATGCGACGATGATGGCATTATTGCTCAATTCGGTAATACGCCGAATCTCTTCTCGTTCCATCGTCTCGGTACCTCCATGTATGAAGAATACCTCCCTACCTTTCACCGCACCATCACGGATGCTTTCAAACATCGGCCGTCCGTGCTTCTTGACTAATTGAAAGAGGACTAGTGTGTTCCCGTCTAGGGATAACGTCAGGTTGCGAACAAATTTTGCTCGCGGTAGATAACTCGTGACTGCCTCATATTCTTCTTGGTAGGTGAACTTTCTGAGTGCTTGGCAGACTTCTACCGGATATTTAAGCACGAGGCATTTGATCTTCAATTGTGACATCTTGCCGTCATCCATCAGTTCCTTTGACGTGGCCGCAACGAACACAGGACCAAAGTGACCTTCTAATACAAGTTGATGGGTTTTGGTGCCATCTAATGTGCCTGTGGTTCCGACCCTCACATCGGCATTGGTGAGGTTCGAAAGAATCTGACCCATTTGTTTGGCTTTATATTGGTGTGCTTCATCTCCGATCACAAAATCAAACTGCTTTAGGTACTCAGGAGGTTGGTTATTCAGCGTTTGCCAGGTCGATACGGTGAGAAAGTGACTCACATGCTTCTCTTTGCCTGCATAGAGCCGATGTACAAATTTGTCGCTGTCCCAACCATAGGACTTGAAATCCTTGAATAGTTGCTCCACCAGGTTTGTGGTAGGCACAATGATGAGTCCTTTGATATGACTCATATGCAGTTGTCGCACAATCAAATACATGATAAGCGACTTCCCACTTGCAGTGGGGCTTTGAATAAGAATACGTCGGTTGCGAATAGCCCGTGCAAATGCCTCAATTTGATAATCATGGGGAGTAAACGGTAAGTTGAGAGAATCGGCGAAGGTTTGTGCTTCGGCAATTGAAAAGTTAGTGGTTAGGAGGACGGCATCATCGAAAAGGATAGTGTACTGACGGTCCACAGCAAATTTTTGGAGATGACCGCACAAGCCAAAAGGTAGAGATGAATAGCGACGATCAAACAGGCGTATCCGACCGTCCCACATTCCACTCTTGAACATAGGCTGGAACTTATACCCCGGAACGAAAAAAGCGAAATATTCCGATAGCTCCTGGCTGATGGCATCAACACAGGACACTTGAATAAATGATTCATTCTTCTTACTAACAAAAAGGTCTGCCATTAGTGTGACCCACTAATGAATTTTTCCCACCCACAAATTTCCTTCAATTGCCACGTCCTATTATTCAGTTCCTTGATAATCGATTCACAGACGGTGACCACTTCTTCGTGGATAGAAAGCACGGCCCGCGCATTCAGTAAATCTTTATCGGAGTCCATGTAGGTATTGAGGTCGCCCTTGAGGGTGAACGGGAAGGACTGCCAACCATATTTAGTGAGTGAAGTTTGATCCAGGCGCCCAGTGTAGTATTCGTACTTGATCCTTCTCAACTTAGCCAACCGACGCTCCCCCTCTTTGAAGGCACGACGATGGGTTGAGAGAATCTGTATGTACTTACTGTGGTGTGAAGGAATTTTCCTCAATTCTGAGGACAGTTCCAGCTTATCAATTTTTGAGTCTTTTTTCCACTCTTCTAACAGAGCGTCCACTTGAGACGTGGATGGGGCGGTGGTGTCAAGTATCATAATGATTCATTATAGCACAATGAAAAGGTAAAGTCAACAGGTGATATTGATGGTGTAAGTGAAGCACGGGCATGTCATCATATCAGGAGAATTACTACGGTTGCATTTTGAGCAGACCCAACCTAATCGGTATGGTTGGAGAGGATGGGTGCCGGGATTAGTGGGATGCCAGTCCACACCCATAATCGAGCAACGGCCGGTTCTGCGACACTCTCCGGTACAATTACAAACTGCCATATGGCCTCCTTAGAGAATTTCAATCTCATACAAATCAAAGCGAAACACGGCATCTGAGGTCAGAGGTTCGTCCGGTGACGAGGTACTCGACAATAGCAAATCGGTGAGACTGGTTGGAAAGCAGTTCTGAAACTTCACGCGAATCTTGGGGTTCTGCTTGGAATCGAGGATCACCAAGGTCGCATCGGAAAATTGTTTCATGGGGGCTTGATAGGTACCAGGTCTTTTGTCTAAGTCTCGAAATTCTTTGAAATCCTTTGGGAAGGTCATGCCACGCATCCAGGTATAGACTTCTAGCCAACCTGTCAATTCTTCATCCACGATAAACGTCATGGAGAAGGGGTTTATCATGAGCTTGTCCCCAGGTGAATAGAGATCGATGAACGGGGTCTGCCGGATTGCTTCCCCCGAAGATAATCCAGGCACATTAACACTTTGGCACCAGTATTCTACAGTGGGCAGCGCCGTGAAACTTACCACGAATTTATTCGGGTGCATCACATTGGGATTAGCAGGTGTGTGGGGAACAGAAGGAATAGCCATATTAGAACCTTTCGTTACGCAAACAACCAGTTAAGTATGGCTGCCGGTGCCTGTGCATCCCCGTTTGTTTCGAAAATCATGTTCGGCGGTACTTGTGAGTAGACAAGAGTATGTATCTGTACATCCAATGCCTTTGCTTCATCTTCAGTTTGAGCACGACCAAAGAGCACATAGGGTTTGGTGCGCTTGAGTATGACCGCAAGGTTGTCATACTCATGAAAAATATCCTTGACGAACGGATGAAAACT